GACTTGCCCCCTGTATGACCTGTATGCGTCATATTCTGCCGGGTCGGTGTAGATCATTCCCTCGGTTCCGCCGCGCCCTGCAAGTGCCCTTGCCTTGTACAAGTCACCACCCTTTAAGCCCATTTGCTCCATCATTGCAATATCGGCGCCTGGGTTATTGCCGTTTTGGGCATACCACTGGTTTACCTGATCTTGTGTAAGCGTTTGACCGTTTGAAGCGGTAAAGCTAGTTGCCCCGCTTGGGAGTGAGTTTGAATATAAAACACCGTTGCGCCCATAAAACCCATTCGCTGGAGTTAATCCAAGGTTTTGGAATGTTCCTGCACTCTGGCCCGTTGCCTGTGCAGCTTGTGAAGCGGACACCCCATATCTCTGCATCGCGTCCTGTATAGCTGCGGGATTGTTTGCGTTTTGTTGGTAAAACTGTTGAATTTCTTCATTGGTTGGCATTGTCTTATCCTAAAAAGTGCCACGCACCAGAGCGGTAGCAATACACCCCAGCGCCGGAGCCTGGATTCCAAGTGGCTCCATCTGCTTTCACGATGGTTCCTTCGCGGTATTTCTTGGGTGCTTCGTACAGCGTGTCCAAGGTGAGAAACGAATCTGCTGTGTCCAATGCTTGAGCCAGTTTGTCTAACTCAAGGCGTAAAAAAACCGCTATTGAAGCGGCATCAGTGGGGACGTTTCCAGGGGTATATCTGGACATCAGAAAGCCCCAGCAGGGGTCCAATCTATATCAAACGATTTCATACGCCAAGGTGCATAGTCAACATTGGAGAATCGAACAGATATGTAACGCCCAGTAGCGAACGAATCAACTTTGATGGATTGGCCAACCGTAAATGTTTGCGCTGGTTGCCAGATAGTCCCAGAATCAGGGTACATGCTTGCACCGATTTGAATGCTTACCTGTGCGCCTGAATTACCATCGATTCGTGGGCGAATTCCCCGAACGGTTTTCACTCCGTTGAAGTCTCCAAGGGATATGCCCGTTCTCTCAAGTGTGGACTCAATCAGGCTCCCGAAATCGCTTGTACCAGTGTCAACCAACGCTATGTATGGCGTACTGTGGCAAGTGATTAGACGGGCTTCAGCAGGAGAGTAGTCGTTTTCATTCCATGATGCTGCATCAGTGGACCATGTTCCTGTAGCACCGCCCCAAGTCGTCCCAGTAGATGCGTAATTGATTTGCCCAAACGCACCGTATGTAACATTTGTCAAATCGCGGATTGCCCAAGATTTATCGAGCCAATTCCACACAACAGCCTTGTTACATGTTTGGCTTGTGCCGTAGGGGAAACATACCCATACTTCATTCCGTTGGGGATTTGCGGTGACAAATGCGCGTTTGTAATTTGTTGAATCAATATTCTTAAAAACAAACTCGCGCACTAACCCGTTCGCTATGGAGTTTACACCCTGACCAGTGTTTAAAACAATGTCGCCAGCGGTTAAAACAACATGCCCATAGGGTGTGTTTACGCCGCATCCACTTGCCAACATTCCAGATTCACCGGGTAAGCGTTGAAGCCTGAAAATATAAGGTGCGCCTACATACGTTAGCTGAAAACTAGATCGCTCTTTGTAGATTACCAAGCTATCACCCATTGGCATAGCATCAACAAGCAAATCAGCCGTTTCTGCGCAATCCAGTTCGCCAGCATCCAAAGCAGGATTAGTTTCGTCCCAAGAAGAAGGGATAGCACCTGGGACTGCTATATCGCTCCATTTAATCATGTGAGGATATTTGACTGGAGGTCCCGTTAAAGTACCCACAACGGTTGCCACTCCACCGGGATCACCTGCCATAACATAAGTAAACGTTGAAATCCCTGTTGTTGTTATCGTATAAGTTCCGTTGTACTGTGAAGGCGTAGCACCCGCAATCACCACTTGTTGACCCGTTAATAGGCCGTGGGCGCTGGAAGTAGTTAGCGTTGCTGTAGTACCCACCCTTGTGATACTTGAAGTTGTCAAAGCCATGTAGGGCTTCGTCATACCAAGTGCAATCAAGAAGTTTTTAAATGGCCGGATTACATCCGCTTTCCAGTTTGCGTTCCATCCTGGTAGCGGTTGCATGTTGCTAACACCTCCCCAGTACCACGGATTATCAACACCGTTATTCAGTACGAATACACCGTTTAATGTACCCCCGGTATATCGGTTATCAACGGCACCTGTTGGTACGCTGGAAGGCGTGATATTCGTTCTAGTCGTTCCGTCATCAGCAAACACACTAGAAACGCCTGCGTGTATCCAATACCGTTTATCCGTAGTTGCGTAAGAAGTAATGAAGTAAGGCACAACAGCAGGGGTGTTAAATACCTGCAACATGCCTTTGAATCTCTCAGCATAGCCATTGGAAAAGCGCATATTCTTTACGCGCGTCCATACGCCACCGCCCAGTTCCTCAGGGGTCAAGTCGTTATTAAACCCTTGACCGCAACCATCAATAGTAGTTATCACAACAGGCCAACTTTCTTAGCCATGTAGCCCACAGCAGCAGCCCCTGCGGCCCACAGAGCTTTCGCCACCCAGTTGTTTGTCTGCTTGCTTGTAACGGCTACCTCTTCCAGTTTTGACACCCTCGTCTCCAGTTTTTCAAGGATGCTAAAAACACGCTCTTGCGTAGCGGTGGATTGGGTTTGGCGCTCCTCTACCACGGCTAGGCGGGAAACCGCTTGCACCAGGGTAGACACGGCATTGCGCAATTCTTTGGAGTCTTCGATGATCATGTCGATCTTCACTTCCAGTGCGCTTTGACCTGCGCGCCTGTCACTAAACTCCCTACGTTCGTCACTCATGCTTATGCCCCAAAGTCCCAAATTTCAATACACCCACCGGACCCGGACCCGCCAGTAGTAGTGCCACCACCTCCGCCACCACCGTAACCCGTAGCACTTGCACCCGTAGCACCTCCTCCAGCACCACCGTAGCCAAAGAAAGAATCACCCCCGCCTGAACCAGTGGCCCCTGCAGCCGCCGATCCGTTTGCTGCATTAGTTGCCCCAGATCCAGAATTGCCAGCTATCGAGAAACCTGGTGCGCTGCCAGCAGACTTAAGAGCTTGATTGCCACCACCAGCGCCACCAGACACGCCCTGCAAACCTCCAGCAGATGCTTGTACTGCTGTAGTAGCGAATATCCCCAAATAGCCGCCAGCACCACCAGCGTCACTCGCGCCACCTTTGAGCCCGCCATTTGCCCGCATTGGGCCGAACACAGTCGGGCTACCATCTACGGCAGCAGCGCCGCCAGCCCCAACGGTATAGGCAACGCCATTCAGTGGTACGCGGGTTAAAAACTCAACCATAGCGCCACCACCGCCACCACCTGGAAGCGCAGCACTTGCACCACCACCACCGCCTCCTTGAAGGCGTACAAAGCAACGTGCATTTGCTTCTGTTGGTATGTATGTACCAATGCCAGTCGTAAGCTGTATTACCCGCTTTGGCTTGCCACTTGTAGCGGTAGTCCCGTAGTTAAACGCGCCCATGATTAATAGGCTCCACCGTTAGCAAACACATTCAAATCTTGCGCAACGGAGACACTTATATACAGTTGCTGAGTCGGTGTTAGGTTATTGGATGTGTAATCGGTAGAGGTTTCAATGGATGAAACCGTTGTCGAACCAGTTGCTACGGCAATCTCAATTTCATCAAAGATATAGGAAGTAGTGCCGTCATACAACCATATAAATACGGTTGCAGCCAAGGAAGTGCCCTTGCCTTTAATGCTAATGTTGTCCAGACGAAAACCGTTTGTAGTGGTGTCTGTTAGCTTAGTCAAGCCTGTTGTGCCTGTGATGTTGGCACGCGAAGTGATCGCTGTGGGGCTAGTCAGGGACGCAATAAACGTCTTTGGTGTTTGGGCGAAAACTGGGGTGTTTGTCATTTAGAAACCTCCGAAAGTGTTTGATAGGTAGATATCTGAGCCAGCCGTATAAACGCTGGCCCATGAAGCAGTAGTGCCGTTAGTAGTAACAAACTTGCCAGAATTGCCCGTTTGTGATGGCAAAGAGGTGGAGAACGCAGCAGCAGCCACAGCAGCATCAGCGTAAGCAGTAGAAGCCGCTAGGGTGCTATTAGTGCCTGCTGTTTGGGTTGCTACCTTTAGCGTAGTTGCGCCCGTACTGGCCGCGCCTGTGACCGTTGACAAGTCAGCAGAATTCGCTGTTACAGGTGTAGCAGTGAAGTTGGGGAAGGTAGCCACAAGCGCCGATTTAATCAAGCGCAAGTGATCGTCACCTTCTGAGCGTGCGTCACCGTCAGCGGGTAACGTGTTGTTCAGTTGATTAATGTACGAAGCCGTTTCAACAGTCATTTAGACCACCTTTACCCGGAGTACCGAGCCTGAATGTGTTGCTTCGTCGTCCTGCGCTTGCAACTGGTTGCAGCCATTGGTGTACCGTTCTTGGAACATTTGCACCTTCTCCATGTCTTGGATATATGTGTACGCTTCCACCAAACAAGCATGTAAATAAATGTTTGGATGATTGGTAAGAAGCCAGTTTGTGGCGTTTGTGATCACGCTTGGAAACCGTGCGTAGTAAATCGCTGTGATCGAGTAATTGCTATCGGGTATCGGACCAAATAGCGTGGAATCGCCTTCTATGGTGTACACAGCCGGAATGCCTGTGACCTGAGATGAATACGTGGAATCAAGCTGCTCCACGGATACGTAAACCAACTGCCGCGTTGGATTGGTGTTTACAGATACGTTCTCGTATTCAAGCCAATCGCTTGGGAGCGCCACGGATTGCACGCCGCCAGTGCATGTAAGGCTGCTTGTGACGATCTGCTTTCTCAGGCGCAGATCGCGGCTGATTCTGGCCTCCGCAAGCGCCACAAAGTCAGGGATGATTGAGCCAAGATCGCTGCGATGTGCCCAGTTGGCAATGCTGGCTTGCAACTCGGTGTAATTGGACAAGGCCATGGTTTACACCCGCCCTTCCCACACCCGAAAGGATTTCAGTGCTGGGTCATTTAGCATCGCATTCACATGCTTGGTGTCAGCCATGAATTCATGAAAGCTCACGCCCCGGTCGTTGCAATACTTTTCCACCAGCACCATTGGCAGGCTTGCCGCGTGGCGAAACTCGCCAGAGCCCACTTTGCCTGCGCTGCGAAGGTCGTGCGTGTGGTCCAGAAACGGCTCCACGTCTTGCACGCGGTTGACGATCAGCTTGTCGTCACCGCCATCCGCGAACTGGGTTATTAATTGCCCCATGATTAGCGGTCCTCTAGCGGGCTGATCTGCACCGTTCCGGCAGCGGATACCTGAATTGCTGCAATGAACGCCTGATTCATTACCTTCAAGATCACCGCGTCGGCTGGCTGCACCAGAACATCGCCAGCAGCAGCCGTAACCCCAGAAGGGCCAATCTTGACATAGCAAGCTGCATTGGCTGCAATGCGGATGTATTTCGGAAGGGTTCCCGATGAATCTGTTGGCACGGCCACATTGGCAGAGGCTGCGCCGAATGAAATGATGTTGCCTGTCTTGACAACTGCAATTGCGTCTTCTGATGCCATTTGACTTTCTCCAAAAAGAAAAGCCCCTCCAGAGTTACCCGGAGGGGCTTGTTGTAATGAAGGGCACTTAGGCCCCTATGGCTTAGGTCAGATCGCGCACTGCGCCGCTGGCGCTTTCGTTGCAGGCTTCCAGGGTGTACTCGCACAGAATGTGCTTGGCATCGGAGTCGCCAGTTTTGGCCAGGTCTTCGGTCTGGAATGGGCGGAAGTACGCCACTTTCCACTTTTCCATCTCCAAGATGAACATGGTGCGGGCGCGCTGGAAGCGGTTTGGCACAATTTTTAGAGTGCCAAAATCGCTCACGTACACATCAATAGCTGCCACCAGCTTCTTGTCATCCAAATTACCCATTTGCGTACCGCCACCAGTAAAGGAGCTAAAAAGCTGCTTCTGTGTGCCGCCAACCATGATGGTGTCTGGGTTGCCGCCCGCGGTCCAAATGCTGTTGAGCGTGGTCTTGATTAAGGCCTCGGTCAGTGCGCGTTGGGTGCCATCGGTGGGGGCGGTGTTGGTACCGGGTACGGGGGCTACGCCACCTACGCCAAGACTGTTGTTGGTAGAAACCCAGCCTTCCAAGCCGCGCAACTGGCGAGCGGTACCGGCTGCACCTACCACAGCGGTGGTATTGGTTGTCAGCGCAACTTCCATGTCACGCTTGAGTTCGCTACTGGCCTTGGCCATTTGCTTACCCATGGTGTAAAGGTTGCCAGCGCTGTTCATGGCTTGCTGCGTGCCAGACAAGCGCACCACCTTACGGCTAATCTGAGTGCGGTTGTTCACGCGGACACCGGGGTTAATTACGCCTGCGGATGTATAGGTGTCGTCACCTTCAATCTGTGCGTTGTTGGCGGCTGTTGCCAGCACGTCGGTGGTCCACTCATGCAGCGTGTTGGCTGCTTTGGATCGGCCAGCACCACTCAAAAGAGGGGTTTCGGTTGGGGAAATCATGTACACCATGTCCGAGAGGTCTTCTTTGTTGACCACGCCGGTGTAGGTTTGCATCGTATTACTTGGAACTGCCATGATTGGCTCCTAAAAATGGGTTGTAAAAATTACTGTCTATCTGCCGCCCAGCATGGCCGCAAAGGCGTTGGCTGCATCGTCGATGCTGCCGCTGCGCTTTAAGCTCTGCATTGCGCGGGTGCGTCCGTCCGTGGGTGACACGTTGCTCACACCTGGGCGCTGTGGTGCCCTGGGTGGCAGGTTGACAACCTTCTGGTTGACGTTTTGCTGCTTGACCATCATTTGGTCGTACAGCATTGCTTTCTTGGCCAGCACTACGGCGCGGTGGTCGGTCACGCCGCTTACTTCTTCATCGCTGTAGCCTGTGCTTTTGAGGTACTTTGCCAAACCCTGCTTTACCTGTTCGGCTTTGGCTGGGTCTGAGAAATCAGCGTCAGCTTTTGCCAGCAATTGCGCCTGCTCAGACACTTGCTGTTCAAAATACTGCTTCTTCCGTGCCTCTTGCTGGGCTGTAAACGCCTGCGCTTCTTGCTGCGTGCGCATCATCTGGCCTTGCCATGCCTGCCACGCTTGCTGCTGGCGCAAGTAGTTCACCGGGTCCGAGTCGATCAGCGACGGATCAGGCTGCGCGGGTTGCATTTGTGCCAGACGTTGCTGGTACTGCTGCAACTGCGCACCATAGTGCTGCTGCATGGCCTGGGCTTGCGCAAATTGCTCTTGCGCGGCACGGGCCTGCTCTGCTGCTTGGCTGGTCTTGATGCGGTAGTCGCTCTCAAGCTGGTAGCCTTTTTGCAGTTCAGCGAGGGATACCTCTCGCTCTTCACCATTGACTTTTACCGTGAAACGCTGCTCGTTTGCGTCGTCCTGGGCAGACTCATCGGGCTTGGCATCGCCATCGCTGGCTTGCTGCTGTGGGTCTGCGCCATCATCGACTGCGCCGGTGGCTTGGCGTTCCAGGTAGCTTTCAAAGGCGGCTTCTGGGTTAAAGGGCTCTTGTGGGCTCTCGTTCCCTTGCGGGTTAACGGTTTCATCCATGAGGTGGGTCTTCTTTCATAAAAAAAGCCGCCTGACTTGCGCCGGGCGGCTGGTTGGGAAACGGGAAATTAATACTTACAGCGTGACAATCTCGCCGTCACTCAGCTGATAAGCAGATGGCCCGGAACTTACTGGCGCACTTCCGAAAATTCCGGTCCAGACATCAATATTTGGGGCCGGGTGCCACACATGCACGATGCGACGGCCAAAGCCGCCTTCTGCCATTTCGGCATTGAGCGCGACCTGATTCAATCCATCCCAGTCCACTGACGGGCTCGCTCCAGCATTGATCGTTTCTGTTGTAGCTGCAGGCTCGCTAACTTGCCCGTTTCCAGAATCTGTTGCAGGTGCGACTGCACTGCCTGCGCTGTTTTTAGCATTAGCCATAGGGTTTCTCTACCTTCCTTGTCTCGGGCAGGACTATCCGCCCATTCGGTTTTAAGGCGCTGGGTATAGACCTCAAACGCCTCGACATAGAGCGGATGCTCCACCAATTCCCGCGCCGCATTGGCTCGGGTTTGTTCTTTGAAAAGTTGTTCTTCTTCGGTCATTTCATTTCCAACCAATTCAAAACCAAGCCTGTCATAAACCCAACCTGCACACCAAGCACAAAAGCAGCGATGAGCACCCATCCTGCCGAGTTGTAGACCGCTGCGATACATGCACCTACAGCGCCGAAAGTGGAATACTTGATCAATCCCACTGCATCAGTCCCAGATAGACACATGCAGCCACGACGATGCACACCGAGCCGAATAGCCAGATGGGCAGGATCAGGAGGAGGCATTTGAGGTGGTGCATCATCTAAAACGAAGGTGCGTTTGGCGTCAGGCTTGCAACGAAGCGTTCAAGGGTTAGCAGGTCTGAATCGGATACGGTGCCTTTGATTGCTATTACTGGGCCGATGGAGCCTTGGTGGTAATCGTATGGCGTTGTTGCGCCACACACGCCAATTGCCGCAGCAGTCAGTGTTGTAGCACCAAGCGCAGTGTTATTTGTTGCCCCAACTTGCGCCCCATTTACGCGCAATCGCTTTGCGTTACTTTGCTTTACCGCCGACAGCACCGTAGGGGATGCGTATACAACGCCACTATTCCAAGAAGCTAACGTACCAGCGTCATCACGCCAAGCAACTTCCGCGAAACCAGACACTGAAAATGAAAGCTGAATCCTTGGCGTTGTAGTTGCGCCGCCTTGCCCGTAAATTGTTTTTGAGTTACCAGTTGTGGATGTTGTAGAGCATCCAGCCACAACAGCATGATCGTCGCTCATCTGAAACGGCACACTACCCAACGCCATCGACTGCGCCCCACTGAACTGCAGCGAATAGCTCCCCGCGCTTGCGTTGCTTGCTGCGGCTGTGGTGGTTGGGGTGTAGGCTGATGCGGCGGAGCCGATTTCTAGTTGGGCACCCCACGCCTCAAACGTCCCAGCAATTCCGTCACCACCTTGGGCTACACGGTTTTCAAAACCGCACGCCAGTTGCGAGTCTGTTGTCGTAAACAACACTGACGTAAGGCTATAGCGTGTCGGAGTTGAAGTTAACGCAATTGTTTTTATGCTGGCATTTATCCCTGTTGGGTTGTCATAAATTCGCATGGCGATTGTTGCCTTGCCAGACATACTCCATAACCACACCGAGTATGTAACTCTCTTCCCTGTGAGAACCCCCGGCGCTGTCATCTGGAATGTTCGGCTTGTTCCCCCGCTCACAGTTATGGAGTCTGCCGTTAACGACCCATCTGGAGCAATGGCTGTGTTCGGGGTAAATGTGGTCGTATTGATGTCATTCGTCCACGCAGCATTCGTAAAGTCCTGCGAATACGTCAGCAAATTCAGCGCCCCCCTCCTTAGCGTAGGCCTGCTTCCTGCTGTGGGCTGGGTGGCGTTAATCGCACCAAGAGGATCGTTGATCTGATACACAAGACCATCCACTACCGCAGGCGTTGTGCCTGCATCAAGGTAGTTGCCAGCGGTTAGACCGTTGAGCGCGCCTACTCCTGGGAGGTAGATGTGAGCGTTGTTGCCGTAGTAGCGTAGGAGGGTTAGCGCATCGGGGTTTGCTTCATTCCAGCGTCCGTATTCCGAAGGGGAAAGACTTACGAAGGCCGTACCAGAGATAGATATCACACTGATATAGGTGCACCCAAAGCAGTCAATCAATACGCTATCTGCAGGCTGCACCAACAAATCGCCAGCCACTGCAACAACGCTTGATGATCCAACCTTTACATAGACAGGTGCTGTAGACGAAATGTACAAATGCCTTGGATAGCCGCCGCTTGAATCAAATGGGATTTGCACAGTCGTAGCCGTAGTAGAGGCCACAACTGATTTACCAGATGATGCAATTGCCAGCGATTCGATCATTACTCGTTACCTTCCTGCGCTGCGCTTTCGGACTCTTGCGCATACTCTTGGGCATCTTGTTGCAAGGCCATTTGCTGCTGTGCAAGCCCGAGTTTCATTTGCTCAATATAAATTTGCGTGTCACTGGCTAGCTTTGCTTTCCAGCGCTCAAGCTCAATGCGCTCGCGCTCCAGGTTATGCCGGTGGTCGGCCTCCATCTGGGCCAATTGCGCCTCAGCCCGCGCCTTGAGTTGCTGCTGTTCTGCCTCAGCCCGCTGCCGGTTAATGTCAACCTGCATTTGCGCATCCATCTTTGCCCGCTCAACCTGCATCTGCATTTCGAGCTTGGCTTGCTCAATTTGCATAGTTGCCTGCCCCTTGGCCTGCTCAATCTGGGTCTGCAATTGCGCGTCCATCTGCTTGTGCTGCCCTGCGGCCTGCAGCTTCATTTGCTCAATCTGCAATTTAGGGTCCGGCGGGGGCGGCTTGGGCGGGGTGTTTTGCGGGTTTTGCAAGAAACGATTCGCATCCTTGTAGCCAATGGCCTTGACCATTTCCGCCGCTGCGTTGTAAATTTCTTTGGGTCCTACGATGCCCATTGGGGCCAAACGCTCCTGCATTTGCAACAGGTTCCCGAGGTGGACTTGCTTTTGCTGTGCATCATTGGTGCCAAGCCCAACATTGACCACAACGTCAAAGCGGTGCCGCCACTCGCGCGGGTTCAGGTTCAGCCAGCGTCCGTTAAGGTTGAACTCTGCGGGCTGATGCTGGTACTTGCACACCAGCTTAAGCATTTGCACAAACAGGTCTTTGACGCCCGTCTCAGCAAACACGCGGGCAATCAATTCGGTGCGCATGTCGGCGCGATTGGTCACAATGCTCACGCCGGTTGCCGTCTTGTTGATGGCGTTGGCATCGGCCCCAGCGCTTTGGCGGGTAAAGCCGGTGCGGTTTTCCTTCTGTGTTTCCGCGTACTCAAGCATGTGGTACACGTCACCCATGTTGCCCATGCCTTGATTGAGCGACCCCACAGCGCCTGGATTCTTGATTCGCACCACCCCACCTGGGCGGCTGGTTAGCAAATCATCGAGATTCACCTGTCCGTCAACGGCATAGTAGCGCCCGTTTACCTGCAAATTGATGTTGTCCTGCACCGAGCGAATCAGTGATGTTTTTTGCTTTTGCGCGCCCATGGCCAAGTCGGCAATGGACAGGCCCACAAAGCGGTGGGGCATCGGAATGGGCGTGACTGCCACAAAGGGCGGGCCATCACATTCCACATTGTCCAGAATCTTCTCTCCGCATTTGAGCAGCCTGCGCCACTCGGCAATGCCATCGCCATCCACATCCGAGCGCAAATAGGCCTCCACCACCCAGACCCGGCGCATGGACGGATCGCTGGGCGGCTCGCTCATGTTGGGGAATGGTGCCGTGCTGTCGTCAAAGCTCCAGCGCTGGGCACGCTCCATGCTGCGCCCGACCATACCCGCATCATCCTGGGGTAGCTCGTCGTCCTCGATCTTGTAGCCATTGGCCCGCAAATCAGACACCAGCCATTCGCGCACATGCGCCACAAATGGAGCGTCCGCAATGGTTTTGGCCTGTCGGCTGATAAAGAACTCTTCGGGCGGAACGGGCTCAATACGCACCTGGGCGGCTTGTCGCGTGCGCTTTACCGTCACGTCATGCAACATCACGGGTGGCTGCTGTTGAATATGCGCAATCTGCTGCTGCATTTGTTGCACGGCCTGTTGTGCCTGCGGGTTGCCCTGCTGCGCGGCCTGCGTGGCCTGTTGCAATTGCTGGGTCAGTTGCTGTAGGGCCTTATCCCGCTGCTCTGCATCGTCTTCGTCTGGGCGGCTGGTGTGCTCTATGGGCTCCACCTCTTTGTCTTCGATAAGCTCGGTAAGCTCTTGATCAGACAGCCCCTCATACTCCTCGCGGGCTTCGTCCACCTTGTCTTCCCACCACACCTTCAGGATGCCGGTCTTGCTGATCAATGCATCCTTGAACATGGTGTGCAGGCAGCGAAACCCGGCATTCTGGGTGTTGAAAATCCAGTTCAGGTAATCGGTCGCGTCCTCTGCATCCTGCTCCATTCCCTGCTTACGCGGGTTCAGTTGCACCACACGATCACTGGCCGTAAAGATTTTGAGCAGGCTTGGCAGCAGCCATTCCACCGTATCCGACACATCGGTACTGACAACGCTGGAGCGCCCATCCACCTCTGGCGGTGCCAAGTCACCCTCTGGCAGCGCAAGGTAATACTGCAAGGCCTTGCGCCGCTGCACAGCAAGCTTGCCACCCATGTAATCCTGAGCCGCACGCAATTCCTGATCAACGCGGGTTATCAAATCTTCGTCGGTGATTTTTGGCATGACTGGCAGTTTTTGGACGCAAAAAAGCCGCCTAAACATTGCTGCTTGGCGGCTAGTGGGACTTCGGGGATTTACCTAATGCGCGCAATATAGTTGATTTATTGGCTGTTTGCAATATCCCTTTGCATCGCAGCAGCCAAAGTCAGCGCCGCCGCCTGCAATCTGCGGCACCATGTTGATGTATCCACCGCGCTGAGAGCATCAATGCTATGCGCCGTCCAAGGTTTGTATGCCCGGGTAATGGCCGCACGCTGCACATCAGGCAAAGCATGGATAGCCACCTCCAGCGCCTTGTAATCCTCTCCGCCCAACTCAAACAACTCGCCCGGTGGCCTGCCCGTTGGTATGCCGTCCTTGAGCATGGGGTTGATTCTGTACCAGCCGTTGCCGTGCTGGTGCAGGCTTTTTAGCCCCCACCCTACCAACATGCGGTCAAGCCAATCGGGTTTAACGGAAGCGCGACGACTCATGCAATTCATTTCAAGCAACGTTGTAATTCGGGTATTTCAGGGCACCGCCCCAATCGTCATTGGTCATCTGCGGTTCAGCCATCGCCAGATACCGCCAGCAGTCAGCACCATGGCTGTTCTCGTCATGCAAAGGGGCACCAAACTCGCCGGTAGACACGTTTTGCACCCGCTTGTATCGCTTCAGCCGGTTGATAAGCGCCTGAGCCTTGCGGTCCACCCAGCAGCGCGGAAACATCATCCGAGCCAGCCGAATGCCCTCCTCAATGTCGTCACGCCCAAGCACTGTCACCGTGCGCCCCATGGCCTGCAGCATTTCTTCAGTGCTTTTCCCAGACTTAAAGTCCTTGCTGCGCCCGTCATGTGGGATAAAGTCCGTCCCCCACTGAAAACCCCGGGTCTTGATGTCTGCAACGTAGCTGTCTAGCGTGCGGTGATCGTCCTCGATGTAATCCACAATGCGCAACTCGCCCGATCCCGAGCGCTGCACCATCAGTATGGACATTGCATCATTCCAGCCCAAATCCCAAATGGTGTGCACCTTCAACAGTGGATCAACAGGCGCATTGCACACCCGCCCATCAGCCTGAAGTTTTGCAATCTCATTGGCGTAAATCGCGCCCTCGACCGCCGCCCTACACTGCCCATCCCATACCGTCTTGTACCCATCTGGATCACGCTTTAGCCATCCCAAACGCTCCTTCTCAAGCTCTGCAGGAAACCAAGGGTTTTCGGACCAATTGCACCTAATAACCAAAGATTCGTCAGGCGGGTTAAGCACGAACCGGGTGTAGGTTTCGTCCGTGTCTAGCTCTGGGTTGAATGTCATCCATATTTCAGACCCCGGCTTGCGAATAGTCGGAATCAGCACATCCCAAGAGCGCTTTGATACGACCTGAGCCTCCTCCACCCAGCACACATCAACACCCTCAAAGGATTTGAGGTTTGCAATCCCTTGCTGTCTGATACCGGCAAAACTGAATTCAGACCCATTGCTTCCAATAATTCGGGTTTCTTGCACCGTGAAGATGGATTGCAGACCAAGTGAATCAATCTGGTCTTTTAGCAGCTTGTGAACCGACTCCTGAATGGATTTTTGCGTTTCACGCGCACACAAAACCCGCATTGGCTTTGCTGCAGCCATTGCCACCAGCAACCGAGCCACAGACCAGCTTTTGCCAGACCCGCGTCCACCGTACACCACCTTCATCCGGCAAGGCGCAGTCAAAGGAAGTAGCGCAGCGGGAACATCGCAGGCAATCTCATTAGCGGTCATGAGAATCCTTCGGGACAACTCCACGAACGACCAGTGCCACATTCATGCCACCCGAATGCTCCAACTTGATAGGCTCATTGAAACCGTGCATTGCATTCAATTCTTTTACCGCCTGCACCCGCTCCGAACCCTTTTCGCTATCTGCCACCTCGCGCAGCACACGAACTGAATCTTCACGCCGCCAGAGCTGCTTAGCTGCAAGTTCTGCGGTCAACTCAGCCACCCTTGCGATAACCTTGTTATTAGCGGCAAGCTTGGAGGCTTGCTCCCAAACTGTCGAATCTTTCCACTTTTGCGACTTTGGGTAAGCCTGCCGGTACGCCGCCGACTGACTCAATCCCGAAGCCAAACCCTGTGCAAAAGCCTCCTGCTGAACAGTCAAAGCCTTATCTTTTTTCATAATGGGTAAGTCTTTCCTCTGAGAATTTGTGCGCGCATTTCTGATGCTTTTGCCATCTGGCCCGGGCTGCTGGCTTCAAGGATCGTTTCGTAAATTGCGATCCCTGCATCGATTGCCAATTCTTCTGCCTTTATGACTTCCCACTTGCCCCACTTCACGCGGCGCGCACGCACGGCCAGCAATGCATCTGATGCAGCTTTAATGTCTGGGCGCATGGGGTTGTCCACGTCCCCAGCGATTTGCAGTGATCTGATGTCGGCCACACCCAGCGCATGGGCCATCAGGTCGAAATCTTCTGTGTTGTCTGGTGGGGTGCAGCCATCGACCATGGACCTGAATGCTGAGTGCACCCTGGCCAGCACTGTCGTGACAATGGTCGCGGTGCCCTCTTGCAGCCATGAGCCTACGGGCGGTTCATCAGAGTAAGACTGGCACTTCTGGATGGTGTTCAACCACTCTGAACCGTTGAATCCGTTGTTACCGGACCGGCGTATCTTCCTGGCGTAGGCGCTTATCTTTCTCATGCCATCAACCCCGAGAATGGGTTGCTGTAGTCTTTCCACATGCGGTGGCCAATGATCTCAGCCGCAGTGGAGTGGGCAATTCCAAATCGTTTACCTGCTTCCCTACAAGTCAGGCCAGATGCCCTGATTTCCGCCACAATTTTAGGTGTCAGCTTTGCATTGACGCGCTTGTTCGCTGCAATTTTCTTGCACCTAGCAGCGCCCTGGGGATAGCCGGTGAGATCTACGCTGCGCTTTGTTAGGTCTTTGCGGCTGATCTTTTTGATGTGCTTGATGCAAAGCGAGTTCGTGCACCGATACGTCATGACTTCCGCTGCACCCAGAGGCTTTCCGGTAAAGTCAAATATCACCCTGCGCACCTACCAAAGCTTGCGGTCACCTATTTTCCGAATGACTGGTACGCCGTGGGTGTCTAGTGCACCTGTCCACTCAAGGCACCCATCAATCTCCTGGGTACGGTCCATGATCTTCATGAGAAACAGGGTGTCCTCGATCATTTGCTTCATTTCTTGATTTGCTCCAGCGTCCATGCCAATAATTCCCTTTGTGTGACTCCAAATTCGCGTTCCCAAAGCTTCACGCCCACGTGATGGATGCCCTCTGATCCCCGGTGATGGCGGAAGCAAAGTGGCATGAGGGTCATGTAATCTCCCTTACCCCAGCCGCCGCCGCGAAGATGGTGGAGTTCCACTTCTGCTGGGGGGTGTGGCCCATACAGGCGGTGGCACATGGCACAGCCCAATTCAGCAACCTTGCTTTTGTGGATGATTTCTTTTGACTTGGCCATCAGCCAGCCTCCCTAACCCACTGGTCAACCATGGCGTACTGCTTTTCTCTGGATAAGTGGGGCCAGAGTGCTGCCTGGGCTATGTCTGTCCAAAGGAAGTCCCAAATAAGCCTCTTGGCCTCTATGAAGTCCTGTTCCTCCAGCCGGTCCCATGCGATGGACTTCGGAATGGCGACCAGCTCACCACGCGGGCCAGCCATGTAATCCACGAAGCCAGCCCCGACTTTCAGGAAAATGATCAGGTGTTCCAAGTCGGAGAAAGTCTCCTGGCGATCAAGCAGAGCCTGAAAGCGTGCGAACACGAATCGATGGTGCTGGGGGCTGCGGGGAATCTTGTAGGAGAACCCAAGCATTTCACCTGGGGCCAGTTCCTCAACCAGCTTGCGAAACTTCATGTACGCCCTACGGCCTTTTTCCCCGAACCCCTCAAGTCGGCCCTGTTCGTTTTTGAAGATCACCAATTCACTCATGGTGTTGCCCCCTGCGTCACCAGTTGCACATCCTCAGAAATGCGCACCCGGACCATTCCTCCAATTTCTTCCGACCGGCTGATTCGGAAAACGAATCTGCGGTCGTTTACACCAAGAGCGTCGGCAATGCCATCAATGCCGGATTTGATGGAAGCCAGCATGTTGTCCATGTCCCTCTTGTAGCGGTGGTCAGGCTCCACAAACTCAATATCGAGAGTGATGGGGCCTGCTGCCGCAAATGTTGGCCGGGGGACAGACAGCACTTGCCAGCCACATGCGGCCCGGTAGGCTTTTGCAGCCTTGCTTTTATTGGACCAATGCACCCTTGCATTTGGTGAAAGGTCTTTGCTTGGCCATGGCAAAACTACATTCACAGCAAACCCTCCCGCATTCCAAACATCACTTCCGCCCATGAACGTCGGTAAGTCGCTGGGATTGCTGCATCTCGCTCGTTAATGCATTCTTGATGCCCTTGAATAGGTCTACCTCGTCCAGTTCCTGAGCCCTGCGCCATGCATGTGCCTTGAATCCCGGATGCTTCGACATCGTTACCAGCCAGTCCAACTGCTTCTGAAAATGATTCATTCATGGTCGTTTAATGTTGTGGTTTTGGGCAACGCGGTGAATAAACTGACGCGCCTTGCTTTGTTCGCCAGATTCCAGGTTCACGCCATCGCGGCAGTCTTTCCCGCTGATTCGGTAAACAGTCCAGCCGGCAGCGCGCAGTTTTTCATCGCGTTCAGCGTCTTTGGTTTCATCGTGATAGGCAGCTCCATCGCACTCAATGGCCACCTTGGCCTTTGGGTTTGCAAAGTCCACAAAGAAATTCAGCACTGGATACTGTGGGTACAAAACCAAATCAATAGCCCGAATGTCGTTCCATAGCCATGCCTCTATTGGCGTGAAATAAATTCCAATAGAGTCCGCCTCATAGGGGTCTATCGCCCATTCGTTCTTTGGGCATTCCAAGATCAGCGGCGTTACCCTTTTGTAATGCGCTCGGATGTTGCCCCAGTTGTTTGCATTCATCTCTGGAAACCTTTCGTCTTTGGCTCTGCCAATGCGTTGGAAGGAATCTCGCCACTCCACTGCCCAAACTTGGTTTGCTCACCCACATAGAACAGGTGAACGTCACCCGTTCGGCCTTGGCGGTTCTTTGAAACCCGCAACAGTGCGTAGTTGGCCCACTGCGATCCAAAATCAGGGTTTGCCATGATTGGCCGATGGATGAACCCCACAACGTCTGCGTCTTGCTCAATGGCTCCAGAGTCACGCAGCTCATGCAGTCCGGGCGGTGAATTTCCCTTGTCTGCCGCTCCCCGGTTTACTTGTGCAAGGCAAATAACAACGATCCCAAGCTCTTTAGCCAGAGTCTTCAAGCCGCGACTGATTTCCTCAATCTGATAGGCCCGTGATACCTTGGAGTCCATGCCAGACATCAGGCCGATGTAATCCACAATCAGCACATCCAAACCCTTGCGGCGGCGAAGTGCTTTTGCCTTGGCACGCACTTGTAGGATGTTCAAACCACCCTGCTCGACTACATAGAAGTGCCTGAATTTGGATCGCTCTACCGATTCCACAAGCCTGTCATACTGCAATCCGCGCTTTGGCCGCTTGATGTCTGAGATTGAAATACTTCCCAGAATTGCCGCTTGCCGGTCGCTCACATCGGCGCGAGACATTTCCATGCTGATGAAGCCGACTTTGTAGTCCTGCGCCATGTGCAGGCCGATAGTCAAACCCAAGGCAGACTTGCCCATGCTGGGCCTTGCGCCGATGACAACCAGATTTCCGCGCTGGAAGCCACCATCTAACAATTCGTCAAAGTCGGAAATTCCTGATGCCATGCCAGCAATAGTTCCGGCTTCTCGTTGCTCTATGAGTTCCAAATGCTTGATTGCCGATTCGTGTGCGTCAATCCATTCGCCAAAGTCCTCTTGGTCTTCCAGCTTTGCAATCTCCACGTTCACCGTGTCCAGGCGTTCTTGAATCGGGCTAGTCTCAAAAGCCAAGTCCGACATCAACCCAGAGATTTGGAGCAACTGGCGCGACTTGTAGGCTGCAATGACCTTGCCAACGTGGGATTTGAAAGTCCGCAATGATGCGTGGGCGTTGGCAATCTGGTGAAGTTCCAGAAGTGATGCAATACCCTGCAAGCTCTCTGCCAGAGTCAGGGGATCGAATGGGCCTTTGCTGTTTTGGTGCGCCATTTCGACGTACACCGACCGCATCCAATCGGTCTGAAAGTGTTCTGGCTTCAAATCACCGCACTCGTCAAATGCCTGCGGATAGGTCATCAATGTGGTCAGAATCTGCATTTCAGATTCCGTTGCCGTTGGCAATGCAACAAGGGTTGTTTCGGTCATGTCTTTTGGTTTTCGTAGTTGCCTTGGAGCACTTTTTCAAAGTTCGATGCGTTTGACAGCCACCCCAAATCAGCCGACCAAGGCGATGTTTTCCCAGTGAGCCAATCGGACTTTGCGACGTAAGAAAAAAAGCGGTCAAACCACGCCAACCCATCGTCAACCGTGGTCGCCATGCGAGTTCCAGCCCTATCACCGGACTCGTACTTCGCTGTCATAACCCAGCGCCAACGGGACTTGAGTGCTGTTGCGTTCTTGCCTGCTGCCCAAAGGCTTTTCCGAGGCTGCGGAAGCTCGGGCAGGTTTTTGGCAAACAAGTCGATCAGGTGGTCATGCGGGCAATCCGGCAGCTTTGCTGACGAAGAAGATTTATCTTCTGGTATTACTTCTGAGCTATGAGGAGCTTTTCCGTTTCGACCCCAGTCGGTTCCATTTATAAAACCCACTGGGTTATTTATTTCAACCCCAATAGGTTCTGTTTTTGGCCTTCCTCCCTTCTTCCCATTTAACCTAGCTGCTTCCATGGCTGGTGCCGCTAGGTTAAGTTCTTCAGATGCCCGCTCGTTTCTGCGAAGCCCATCATGACCAACAGGAAAATAGATTTCGGCCACAAACTTAACTGCTTCCTGCTCTGGCTTTGTCATGGCACGACAAATTCGGTACAACTCAACAAGTTCAGAAGGAAGTCCTTCCTCAGTGGTGTACAGCTCGTCCAGTAGAAGCGTGTATGCGCCATGCTGGGCAAGAGTTAGCCTTGACGTTTTTTTGGCATAGTCCGCCATGAATCGCTTGTAGAAGTTCAAGCTGAAATCTCCAATCGATCAGCTTCTCCATGCTTCACAAAAAAGCATGAATCACGCGCAGCTTTTCTGGAAATGGTCAAAGAGTTCATTTCTTTCATGTGGCGCTTGGCTGCATCTCGGTCGCCTAAAGCCATTGCAATCTCAAGCTCTTTACCGGCCAGCTTTGCAGCTAGAGCGCGGCGTTCGTCTATGAGTACCGTTAGCTGATTCACATCACACCGCTCTTTCTTATCCTGGCAGCGGTCACACCAGCATCTGGAGTTGATGCTGCAATCTCAGAGTGCTTGTTGACACGCAATGCAGCCCTGACCGCCTTGCTGCGAGCGCTGGCAAATTCCCTGTTGCGCTGGGCAACGATTTCGCGCTGAATTTCCCTTGCGGTCTTGGGCGGTGGTGGCTCTTTGCGCCAGTTGAAAACGTTTTGGCCTGGGCTCAGATGGGCCAAGCCCATTGCTGCAAAGTTGGTTGCGTGTTTCATGGTCTGTGCGCTGGTTAACTTTGTGGGTTCCGGTTCGGTTCCGGTAGCAGCGGATTGATTCGGCAGCAGCGGAGGAGCACAGTCGCTTTATGGATTTCATAGTTCACTCCAGCGACAAGCAGCGGCATCACAAATTCAGCGCGAGCCTTGAATTTGCTTGCTTGAACGACTGCATCGATTTGCATTGCAAGTTCTGTCGGAATGTCGATCCGCAACTCTGTGTAGCCTTCTGGGGTTGCCATTTATTTGGCCTCCTGGGTGGGGAATTCCAGTGGCTTACTATTCAAGTCCCTCAACTTGAAACCAAAGGAATCCCCCGTGAAAGACAGCGAAGCCGCGTACAAAGCAGACGAGTTCATCAAATTGATCATTCAGCACCAACCGAATCTTTTTGGTGTGTCTCCACTTTCAGACTCAGAGACAGCGAAGAAAGCTGCGCAATCGCTTGCAGCACTTCGGGGCGAATTGATAACGCTGCTAGAGAAGCAGCCATAGCCTTCTCGTCTCCAGCGTGGTACTGCGCATCCCTGCAGGCGCAGTACACCAGTGCCACGTTTTTCCCGAAAGTGATTGGGTCGGCTGATCTGCCAGCATGTGCCTTCGCCCATTCAGTAGCAGCAATTAAGGCTAGGTCAGACATTCGCCACCTCCTTCTTGGAGCGCTTGGTTACTTTCCTGTGAAGGTTCTTGAGCTTTTCGCCAAGAGAGAAAGATGGATCACTACCTTCTCTGTGGACCAAGCTACTGATCGTCGATTGGGAAGTTCCACATTTCTCCCCTATTTCGTACTGAGTCAAAGACCCATGCTCTTGAATTTCCGAGATGATTTTTTTCCACATACGCAAATTATATCGCAATTGCGTTCTAGCAAAACGCATTTACGTTGTATGTTTATGGCAATCTGTGTCTATGGCTACTGAATACGGAAAACGTCTACTCCAGGCGATGGAATACGCTGGTCTGAACCAAAAGGAATTTGTCGCTAAAGCAGAGCTTCCTCAAAGCACCGTATCGACTGCTATAACTCGTGGGAATAGCTCATCTCATACTGCTCTATTCGCAAAGATTTGCGGTGTCAACGCACATTGGCTATCAACTGGTGAGGGTGAAATGATTCAACCGGAGACTGCACCAGAAATGTCTGACAAGCTGAAAGCTGCTTTAGCTTCAGTGTCCGGTCTACTCAGGTCAATACCAGAGGATCAGTGGGGAAACGCTCTAATGGACATTGCAGAAGTGCTGCAAAAGGGTCGTCGCTTGTGAGTACGGGCGACCAGTCAATCCCATGTGGGAGTACGGCTACAGCCGTTCCTGCGTATTGGCGAAGTGTTTCCAAGTATTGGCCCTTGGCAGCGACTACTATTTTCATTGTTATTCCCTGATTTGCTGTGTATTTAACCAGTAGTCAAAGATCATTGCAATACCAAAATTTATAGCAAAGCAAAGTTCTCGTGTGCTGGATAGGAGGCAACAAAATCGTTTACAATTATTTATGACCCGTTGGTCAGTAACTATGTATTGGCGTAAAAAAGCCACCCGAAGGTAGCGGCTGGAAAGGGTTGGCTATGTCAGAGTTTGGGGTAGTGAAGCGGCCTTTGGCTGTGAAGGTGTTTGAACTGGTTGAATTCGTGTTCAAGCCCTTCGTATTGGCGCTGGAGTTCGTTGTGGGCTTTCCGGTTCTGATCGTTTTGATGCTGGAGTTCGCTTACCGTGACTTCAAGCGTTTTTACCTTGGCCAGTAGCGTTTTATTCTCGTTCTCGATGGCCCTGAGCGTGAACAGGTGCTGAAGAAACTTGAACATATCGGATCCTTTCGCGTGTGGTGAGTGGTATCTCCACTGTAAGACGAAGGGATTCTTCAGACGTAAAAAAACCGCCTCAGTGGGCGGTGTGGGGTCTATATGAAAGTTCAGTATGTAAACGGAAAGCGCTTTATTGGAGAGCTCCCGTTCTTTTCATTGACTCGGCCAAATCAGCCTTTGAAAGCAATTCCTTTGCAAAATTTCTTGCTCCCTCTAGCGTCAATGTCATTGTTGGGGAATGGCTGGGTTCTTTGGATAGATCGCCCTGCAATAGAAGCAAAGTAACAGTCACTATTGAATCTCCTGGTGAACCGTCTTGCATTGTTGACGTTGCTGGCAGCACTTCAGCGCCGCCGATAAGAATCATCTCGTTCATTTTTGCAGTTGGTTATGGTCTTTGCGGCAAATTCTTGGTTTTCTCTAAGTCTGGTGCTTCAGAGCTAACCACAAAGTCAGGCTCCCGTGGGCCACTAGACCTTACGGTGTAAGTTGAATTTGGCGCGTAAACAATTCCATTTCCATCAGAACACCCTCCTCTTAGTTGTCCAGTTGGCTGATAAGTTTCCAAGCATGATGCCGTGCCGTTATATCGAGCAACACCTACAACGCCAGTTGTTGAAATACTTCCGATCACTGGTTGTCCCATGATTGCTGCACATCCGACCTCTGCACCATATAAGTCGCCATTCGCATTGATGTACACCCTTTTGATATTGCAATATCCAGGGTAGCTTACATAGTACGGACCAGCATCTGCGAACGCACCAGATGCGCTAATTGTCAAAAATACGGTGGCGGCAAATTTCTTCATCGTTCTCTCCTAGGGTTAAAGTTACCCAACGACCTAACAGGCAACTGTGTTGCTCTTGCTATAAATTTTGGTATTGATAACTTCCCTGACTACTGATTAAATACACAGCATGAACACTCAATGGATCATCTTTTTTTCAGTTTTTCTTGCTCTCGTTGCACTTCTGTTTGCTTCCATCTTTTGGTACATCGGTACACAGGATAGGAAATGGCGAAAGCACATAAGAGAGACAGAAGAACTGCAAGAGCTATCGAATCAGGGGAAGGCCCAGAGGCTGGAAGCTGACTTGTCGGTCTGGTTGGGGTCATTGAACTTGCCCCAATTGCGAGAACAAAAGAAACGACAAGAAGCAGCGCACCAGCTAAGTGTTGTGCTGATTGAGCGATTAATGCTTCGGCGATACCCGGGGTTGCCCCCCAAGAATCATCCGCAGCTTTAGCAATGTCTATCGGCTTGATCAGGGCCGTGCTGACTGCAAACCAAATTACAGGAAATTTATCAGGTCGGTCGTTAGGCCGCTACTACCTGTTTGGATAGGTAGACAGAAGCTACATAGATAGCTACTAGAGTCGTTTGGAAATGACTTAACTTAGGGGGGAATTTATGAAAGACACTGTTGATGGCGCTCTATTTGCTGCCTTTTTCTGCTTGGTAGAAACCTTGGATAAGCGCGGCGCTCTCAGCGTTGCAGACCTAGCAACCTCAGTAGGAAACACTTTAGATTTCCGACAGACTCAGAAGGATTTTGCAATTGATGATCACTCAAATTTGAAACTGATTTACGAGCATCTTTTAGCAATGGAAAAGCATTCCCTCCAGATTGCATCTCTGAAAGCTCAAATTTCATCTGGGCCTCCAGCAAATCCACCTGAATCTTGAGTTGATTTGATGCCATAAATCTCCAAATTGTCGTCATAGATAGAGTTTAACGACAATATACAATTACACCAACCCCACATGCCGCCCCCCGAGGCGGCTTTTTCACGCCCAAAACAAGTTACTGACCAATTGGTCATAAATATTTTGCGTTTCTTTTGGATTGAATATCGCTTTTGCGCTTTTTTAAAACGCTTTTGCGTTATGATTCATCCCAACGCATCAAACGATGCAACCGCTGATCACAGCGACAAACGATCTTTAACAACTTAAGGGACGTAGCGACACCAACACAGGAAAGCGTGAGTGGTGTTTAGCAGTCCAAGTAGATCGCCACTTGAGAGCGATTGAGGCCATGCACCAAGAAAAGCAGCATGGAAGTGACCGACTGTCCCGCGTGGGGTAAGCAGTCGGCACCGATACGGACCCGCATGGCACTTGCCACGGGCTAACTACGGGTGCAATACCTCCAGATCGACGTAACTGGAAGGCCTTGGCAACAGGGCTGTCAAGCGAGGGCAGCAAGTAATAACTGCTCTCACTTGACAAACAAGGAGTGAACCATGAACCAACTACACCCAGTTATTGCTCAAAGCATCTACCCATTCATCACACCGCCACCAGTTTCACACGACCGGGAAATGATGGCAACGATTCAGGGTTTCCAGCGCTGTGGCCATGCGACCCCTAGGCCTGAAAAAGGAACTGAACGCTTTTACTACACGCTAGGCGTAGTTGATCTGGCTTGCGACATTGAATACGAGGCAGCTTGCGAAGGGTCAACCGAGTATCGCGGTGGCCCAAAGATGGAACCAGACGAGCCAGAAAGCGCGGAATTGTGCGCAGCCTATGTACGCGACATAGACATTTCTCAAATCCTATCTGAAGACCAGATCGCAGAGATTGAAGAAGCATTTTTGTGCCAAGAGCGCGAAGGATGGGACGAATGACACACCGACTAATTAACTGGTTACTAGCCATTCTTATCGTAGCCTTATACGCAGGCATGAGCCTCCTAGATGGCCCTACAGATCACCAGTACGAGCATGCTCAAGCGCTCTCAATGCGTGACGCAATCCGTGACGAACAGTCACAGGTACGTTTTCAAAAAGTAGCAAAGAAGCTATGCGGCAATGAGCTTGCAGTAGTGAAGTTTTTGGATAGCAAAACAGTCCAGTGCCTGACGCGCATGGGGCACCAAACCAAGGTGTCCGCACTGTGACCCTAATCAAAGATTTTTTTGAGCAATTTTTGCTTTACCGCAGGGCCGGAAATTCTCTGTCCCTGTCCTTTCAACTGTCAATTAAACGCATCAAGGAAAACACAAAATGGAACTAGAAATGATCGACCGCCCTGCACAGGAACTGACGGTTCAGTAGCGCGCAGCACTGGCACTTAACAGCAGCCAGACAGAACAAGACCTAAAAGCCCTTGCGGCCAAAAACGTGTCCATCGTGGCCGTGGTGGACAAAGCAGGCAGGGAGCAAGCGCACGGTGCAGCAATGGAATTGAAGCGTGCCCGCACAATGATTGAACGTGTCAGCAAAGAGGCCCGGGAGGACTCCACAAAGTTCTCAAAGGCAGTCATTGCAGAGGCCGCGCGCCTGGTTGAAATTGTCGAGCCAGAAGAAATGCGCTTGCTCACATTGCGTGATGCATGGGACGACAAGCAGGCTCTGATCAAAGCAGAGGCAGAGCAAAAAGAGCGCAACCGCATTTCTGAAATTCACGTCAACATTGCAACAGTGCGCAATTACCAGTCTTTGGCAGTTGATTGCAGAACGTCAGAACGTGTTCAGGCGCTGATTGACAGGCTGAAAGATTACTGGGTGGCGCTTGACATTGATGCTGTATTCCAAGAATTCAGCACCGAGGCCCATGACGCATACAGCACGGCCATTGCTTCCATGGAGGCGACCCACGCTCATAAGTTTGCTGATGAAGCAGAGCGCCTACGCATCAAGGCTGAACAGGAAGCATCGCGTGCAGAGCTGGAAAAAGCACGCGCCGCCCAAGCCGAAGCTGCCGCCGCCCTGTCAGCCCAACGCGCCGCCTTTGCAGCAGAACAGGAAGAAGCCCGCGCCGCCCTGATCCGTGAAGCCAAGCAAATCGCAGCAGAACGCGCCGCGCTGGATGCACAGCAACGCGAAGCCAATGAGGCAAAGGCACTGGAAGCCTACCAAGCCGCTGTGACTGTTGAGCCCGCATCCGTGGCCCCAGTTGAGCAAGCCCCATCCGCCCCAGTCGAACAGGCAGACGAAGTGCTGGAAATGGCCGGCCACTTCAAGGAAGTGTTGATCAAACCGACTACCGCGAAAGTGATCGACCTTGTGGCCTACACGTACAAAGTTGATACCAAGACCGCCGCTGAGTGGCTGGATTCAATGGATTTTGCCCAAGCATAAATGGGCTCATACAGCGCGCGGAGCCCCAGCTTTTGGAAGTGCAAAGACTGCACTTTCTCAAGCTACTCCAAGCGCGGACTCAACCAACATATTCAAAGAAAGCACGAAATGAACACCACCCAAGAAGAAAACAACGCGCTGGCAATCGCAGCTCCATCAGACACAGGCCGGACCAGTGCCAGCAATCTCATGATGGACGTTGCAACAATGCAAAGCCTAATGCGGGTAGCTGACCTGATGGCCACCGGCCGCAGCACCGTCCCGGTCCATTTGCAGAAGAACCCCAGCGACTGTATGGCCGTTGTGATGCAGTCAATGCAGTGGGGATTGAACCCGTTTGCTGTGGCACAGAAAACCCATATTGTGAATGGCACATTGGGCTATGAGGCGCAGCTAGTCAATGCTGTGGTGCAAACGTCTGGGACCATTGTGGGGCGCTTCCACTATGAGTACAGGGGAAATAGCCCACAAATTGAGTGCCGAGTCGGAGCGGTCATCAAGGGTGAGTCTGAAATCACTTGGGGCGAATGGCTCAATGAGAACAAGGTAACTACCAAGAATTCACCCCTGTGGAAGACAAACCCACGCCAGCAGCTTGGGTATCTGCAAGTAAAGAACTGGGCACGCCTGTACTGCCCTGGTGCAATCCTTGGTGTCTACACCCCCGACGAATTTGACCAGCCACAGCCCCGCAACATGGGTGCCGCTGATGTGGTCAAGCCAGAAGTACCGCAGGCACTGTATGACGAAGCAGAGGCAGCAGCAAAAGCCGGGGTTGCCGCGTACCAGAAGTTCTGGGCAGGAACTGGCAAAGACAACCGCAAGTTGCTCGATAGCTCACATGAGTACCTGAAATCAGTCGCTATCGATGCAGACAAAGCCCGCACGGTAGAAACCAAGCCAGCAGAGCCCACCACAAATCAAGCGACTGGGGAAGTGACGGTCACGTTTGAGCAAGTCATTGCCAAATTGGACAAGGCGGCAAATGAAGACGCTCTATATATTGCCTACGACTGGGCTAATGCAATGGATGACCAGTCACGCATCGGCGAAGTGGAAGAGCATTTCAACCGCCGATTGGCTCAAATCCGTCAGGGGGCTTGATCATGAAATTCACTTTCAATGATGCACCCCAAGGCTCGGACGAGTGGATTGCCGCCAGACGTGGCCGCATAACCGGCTCACGCTTCAAAGTCACCCGGGAGCGCCTGAAAAATGGAAACCTGACTGCCAAAGCCACGCTATATGCGAAGGACATTGCACGCGAACGCCTGGGAGGTAAAGCAGCAAGCGTGTTTGTGAATGGAGCCATGAAGTTTGGCGTTGAACAGGAGCCATTGGCCCGACAAGCCTACGAAACCATGACCGGCAACATTGTTCAGGAAGTCGGTTTCGCGGCCAGCGACTGCGGGCTACTGGGTCTGAGCCCGGACGGACTTATTGGCAATGACGGTGTTCTTGAGATCAAGACCATTGTGGGCAGTGAGAACTTGTTTCAGTCCGTGGTCGATGGCGATATATCTGAGTACATCGACCAGATCAACGGCTACCTGCTTTTCCTCGACCGCCAGTGGGTAGACCTTTGCCTATGGTCCCCCGATTTGGAAGACACCGGCCTGGGCCTTGTCATCCGACGTATCACGCGCAATGAAACCGATCTGGCCGCACTGAAAGCAGACCTCGACTCGTTCGCCATGGTGGTGCGCAAGTTCGAAAGCCAACTGCGCCGCGCCGCATCCTCAAATATTGACCAACTCAAACAGGCAGCTTAACCCCATGAAACTCGCAATCTTTTTTGACACTGAAACGACCGGCCTGCCTCTTTTCAAAGAGCCAAGTCAAGACCCACGCCAGCCCCACATCGTGCAGCTTGCCGCATGTCTGGTGGACCTTGAAACCCGCAAAACAGTAGCCAGCATGGATGTGATCGTCAAGCCAGAGGGCTGGAACATCCCTGACGAAGTGGCCGCAATCCATGGCATCACCACAGAGCGTGCTTTGGCCGTTGGATTGTCCGAAGTGCAGGTAGTAGATATGTTCATGTGCCTCTGGTCTGGTCGGACACGCATTGCCCACAACCAGCAGTTTGATGCCCGCATTCTGCGCATTGCACTCCTGCGGCACTTCGGCGAAGGTGTTGCGGAAAGATGGACCCACGGGGATGCAATGTGCACCCAGATTCTGGCGACTCCAATTGTTAAAGCGCCCCCAACAGAAAAGATGCTTGCCGCCGGTCGCACCCATTTCAAAAGCGCAAACCTGGGCGAATGCGTCCAGCACTTCACCGGCCGGCCCCTGGTCAATGCCCACAGCGCCATGGCCGATGTGCTGGGCTGCATGGATGTGTTTTTTGCTATCCAAGACCTGCAAAAAGCCGCCGCTTAACCCATCAACACTCAACAGGCAACCAAATGGCAAAAGACATGGACAAACACCCCACTGAGGCAGTGGAAGCATGGGAATTCGGGCAAGTGGTGTGCGTGCCCCACTACACCCAACCGGGGCTGGTATCTCCAATGCGTAGCAATGGGGCTCGGTCATTGAGTTCAAGGTGCTGAAGCCATGAGCAGCATCATTGAATTAGCCGACTCCTACGCCCGCCAAAGTGCTTATGGTGAAGGGATTGAACAGGCGCGTGCAGCGTTGATCGCAGCTATCAAAGACTTGGAGTCTGCAAACCGTGACTGCGTAGATCATTTCAATCAAATGCGTTATGAGCGTGATGCACAGGATGCTTTGCGTGAACGTATGTCAAGCATCCTGACTGCTACGGCAAACGCGCTTAAAGGTGATCCAGATGAGTTGAGCTCGCATGGCTGGCACGACTTAGCTGAAGTGGCGCAAGCACTGGTGAAACAGCGTGACGACTATCAGCGTGCAGCGGATGACTTGGCAATGGCGCACAAGATTGAGCGTGATGATCTGGCGGTAGCGTTCAGACTTGTACGTGAAACACTGGAAAGTGATGCTGCTAGGTATCGGTGGCTACGAGATACACAAAACCACGAGTGCCGCGACTCGGGTGACGAAATGGAGAAAGTTGGAGTCGTAGAAAACATCCACGTTGTAACAAGCCACGGAAGTTCTGAGGCACCTTGGACATACGAGCTTGATGCTGCCATTGACGCAGCAATGCGAGGTGAAACATGACCCAACAAGAACTATTCAGGCTGGCCGTTCAGACCATGGTCGATGACGAAGTTGAAGGCCCTCGCGTAATCCTTGGCCTACTCAGTCTCGAAGCCTTCGCCGCTGCGATACGAGAGCAGGCGTTGGAAGAGTCTGCACCCAAGGAGCCGAACTCCGACGAAGTGATTTGCCCACAGTGTTGCCACCAGTTCCGCGCTATCCCTGTAAACGTGCAGAAGCTAATGCTTGACGCAGGGTTTGAGCCACCGTTTAAGGCAGCACCTAAAGTAGAAACGAAATGAACAACACACAAGCATTTGACAAAGACGAACGCGAATACTGCGAACGGACATACCGCTATCAATCAGTAGAGCAGTTGCAGAAACATCGCAAGAAACTACTTCAATCCGTGAAACACGAAATGAAGTCTATGGAGCAGGCAGGAAACGCACGGGCAAACATTGATCCATACGCAAGCAGAGCACGGATCACTAACGCAAACGCACGCTACCACGCCACCGCTGAAGAGTATGAGCGCCAGTCAGGACGGCTCCGGTATGTGAATGAGTTGCTTGAAGAGATTGCGAAATCGCCTGTTGCCGTACCGCATGTCGAAACGTCACACGATGCATTGTTCGATGGCAGTGACGCGCATTTGCTAAATGATGCTGGTGATGGATTTGAGGACTTGAAATGACAACACCCCACAAATACAAGGACATTTTGATCGCCATCGCAGACGGTAAGCGAGTGCAGTGCCGAATTATCGGTGCGGACTCATGGGTAACACTTGATGAAGAACTGATACTCAGCCTCATTGCTCACTATGGGAATGACTACGAATTCCGTATCACCCCCTCCGTTATGACTATCGGCGGCAGGGAGGTGGAGAGGCCAATGGGTCCAGTAAAAGGGTCGCATGAGGTTGGCATAACGATGCCGATGAACTATGAAGGCTTCTTTTTCTCTAGCGAGAAATCAGCAAAAACCTTCTATTCAGCCCTCACCCACATCGCCACCCACGGCGACCAGCCAATTGATAAAGCCGCGCTGATTGAGAGGGCGGTGGAGCGGTACAAGTCCTGCGAGTGCCCGAATGCAGTGCGGGAAATGTTCGAGTATTGCTTGGGAGGTGCGACATGATTATTGCAATTGACTTTGATGGAACTTGCGTTGCGCATGAATACCCAGAAGTAGGCCGAGACATTGGCGCGGCAGAAGTTATCCGTGAGTTTGTCAAGCGTGGCGATAAGATCATCCTGTTCACCATGCGCAGTGGAGATGCGTTGCAGGATGCTTGTGACTGGTTTCACGAACACAACATTCCGTTATTTGGGATCAACGGAAACCCGGATCAGCATACGTGGACTGCCAGCCCAAAGCCATACGCCCATGTTTACATTGATGATGCTGCGCTTGGAATTCCATTGATGCGACCGAAGACTGGACGGCCCTACGTTCATTGGAATGCTGTTGCTGAAATGATGGGTGTTGAGTATTGCTTGGGAGGTGACCATGAGTAAGCACACTCCGGGGCCGTGGTTAATAAACACCGCTGGTAGTGCAATTCGCGGTGGACCATTCAAGATTACAGAGATTTATGTCTACGCTCCAAAAACTCAGGATGACACGGCAATCTGTGCTGATGTGATTGATCCGGTAACGCAGGAACCGAGTGAAGCCAACGCCCACCTGATAGCCGCAGCGCCAGAGCTTTTGTATGCGCTAAAGCAGATGGTGGAAATAGCAGAGCTGACCATTGGATGGTTCCCAACACCCGAAGGTGCTGATGGACCGCTGATTGTGGCCAGAGCAGCACTACGCGCAGAGCCTGTGAGTGAGCCTTATGCCTATGCGGTTTATTTCCCAGATCAACCCTGCATAGAACTGGTGCATGACCTTGACGATTTAGTGGATGCCATGACCAACCGAGAGCATGAGGTAACGCCACTCTACGCAGCACCACAGAGCGCAGTACCACTGACTAAGGAAACGAAATGATCAAGACAACATATATTTGCGACCGTTGCTCAGCAGAGCAAGACACAAGAGATCAATTCTGGAGTATCGGAATCTGGGCTTCTCACAACGGTTTTGGTTGCAGCGATAGTGCGCAAGAACACAAACGCAGCATTCAGGTTTGCCGCCCATGTCTGGAGTCCCTTGGCGTGCATGTGCAGGCAGAGACTAAGGCTAAGCCAGGGCATGTTGAACGCACCACTGAAGACATTCTTCGTGAGTTGCTAGAGAGGGTGCAGCAATGACTAAAACACCTTGGTTCCCGGGATCCACAAAGCCTGTCCACATCGGCCCCTACCTGCGCAAATACAACAAAGGCGAATCCAGAGTTTTGTACTGCTTTTGGGATGGAGAGAGCTGGTATCCCGGTGATCGAAACGCGCTCTTAGCAGTGGAGGTGTGCACGTATTTAGGCCCAGCATTTCCCCAGCGCGCATTGCAGTTTCCAACGCCAGCAGCATCGCTACAGCAACTTGATGCTGTAGTGTCTCCACTTTGTCGGTGTAGGCCAGCGCATTCAGTATCAGGTCACGCTCGGAATCAAGCATGAGTCGCTTTCGATCTGGCGGTGCCGGTGGTTTTTTCACATCCACAATTGGATTGACCTGAATCATTCCCCAATCCCTACGGGCAGACTCCAGCACCGAGCGTAGGATTGCCATTTCCTTTCGCACCGTAGCCACCGATACGGCCGCCAGCCGCTTGTCACGGAACCGTGCAAAATCAGCCGCAGTGACTTCTTGAATCTGACGCAACACTGGCAAAAGGTCTGGTGTTTTTGCCAAAGCCTTGAGCCGCTTGGTAATATTTGTTCCAGATTTGTGGACAGGGCATACATCAGTGATGTACTTATCAATCGCATCCTGAAACGTTGCCCTGACAACACCGCGCGACTGGTCACGAAGCTTTGCCTCTATCATGTGGCCCCATGCCGATGCCTTCGCTTTCGTGTCGAAGGTTTCAGATTGAGTGGGATAGCCTATCAGTCGGACACGACATTGATAGCCACCGTCGCGCTTGATGATTGTTGGCATTTGGGACAGATTCGGGACAGTTCTGCCATTCTAGACCGTTCGCGGAACGTGCAAATATGTGTCTCGCAAGAGCTAAAACTGCACTATTGGCGAATCATTGCGCACCCTTTAGATGCATCTTCTGGGCACCATACTGTATAGCTACAGACCGATTTCGGGACAGTTGCGAGACAGTTAGTAATTTAACTATGGGTGCCATACCCATAGTCTAACGGGTCAAAAGGCCATTTTCAGATGGCTTTTTTTACGCCTGAAATTATCCCTAGGCCTTTGAACTGGTAAATTGCCCCGTCGAATTTAGCATTGCGACCACCCCATTAACGATAGGCGTTACTACCGGCGCGATCTGGGTTACGGTAACTTGCAGCTCGTTTGAAGCATTCATGGCGTTTTGGATAACACCCTGCACGATTGCCATCTTTGCGGCACCTTGGCCGGTCTGCGGGAATGCAGCCTCCACGGTCTTGATGGTCTGCAAAATCAGCGGGAAAAGCTGATTGATCAGGGTGATGATGGCGATAAGTTGAGTCATGATGGTCTTTCAGTAAGTACAGTTGATGCCGAGGATTACGGGCGGCAACTTCCCGTTTTCGAGTTCGGTCAGGTCTTGAGCGTCACGCGCCGTTTCCTGATCCGGTAGAAGTTCCGGCCTGTCCAACTTGATCATTGGCAGGCAGTCCGGCGCTGGGATTTGCAAGGGTGTGCATGACGTTAGTAACCACAAGCACCACGGCACCAACACCGCCAGCCAGTTGATTGAGCGTGTCATCTGATACTCCAAAGTCGTAGCCAAGGGCTTTACCAATGTGGAAACCAGCTACCAAGAACCCGGCCAAAGTGCCGGATAGGGTTGCGCTATTCGCCCAGGTTGAAGCGTTTGTAAGTGCTTTTCCCTGTTTTAGCAGGGATGGAATGTCAGAAATAATCATGTGAAAGCCCTCGTTCCAGATTGGTCAATAACAAGAGATTGCTTGCGTGGGTTATCGTGGAAGCTGATATGCACCCAGCGGCCAAACTCCAAAATGCACTGATCGAAATCAATGTCACTAGCTAGAATCGTTTTAACAATCGTTTCAGGTGTCCCAAAGGTGGGAGCCGTGAAGTCAGCAGCTTCAGCCAGTAAGTGCTGGGAGCCTTGTGATCCTTTGACAGCCGCGTTTAATGCTGCGCTGCGGTATCCGCTGGAAATCAGGATTGGGTGGGAGCGCAGCAAGGTACGCACCTTTTCCAGCCCGTAGCAGGTACGTTTTGCCGATGGCAGCAAAACGTCTGGCAGATCGTTATTGATTCCATCACGCGCAGCGGTTTGGCTGGCGGTAAATTCTTCCAGTGTGAAGTGGGTACTTAAATACATATTGAAAAAGGCCCTCAAGGGGCCTATAGTGGGGGGATGACTGACGATCAAGCAATGCGGATTGCCATCACTGGCGCATCCGTACCGATACTTAGCTACTTAATTCAAAAGGCCAAGTCCTATCTGGCCGCCGCTAGGGATAAGCGCGGGTGCAGTTTGGCGCAGCATATTGGATACAGGTTGGGCAAGTTCTGGGCGACTAGATACCGCGCCAGTAAGTAGCCTTTGCATTGGTGATGTGTACATTCCAGCCCCTAACGTCAAGCCAATAGGGATTGCTGGATTAATCATCCCAGAAGAAAGCGCACCTCCATTCAATAGCAACCGTTCAGCAGTTCCACTATTGGGTACTTTGTTGGATAGAAGCGTTTTTCCTGCCGAACTTAAATCCTGCATCAAGGAATTGCCTTCTGAGAACCGCGCCTTATCCTTTGATCTATCCATTGCTTTCACAGCGTTGTGAAGTTGTGCAGGGGTAAATACACCATCTTCAGCAGCAACCGATGACGCTGCACGTTGTACGCGCTTGAAGTTTGCCCAACCAGAATTTATATCCTTTAGCACTGGGGCCAATGTTGGGTTTGTCCTTACCGACAAGTCACCCAGTTGACTACCTAGTTCACGATAGGCATCAGATAGCAATCGTTCGTCTGCGTTGGTGGATGCCTGAGTGCGCTTGATTTGTTCGGTAATCTTGCTTTGCAGTCGTTTCAGCGTTTCCCCTGTCATTGAAGCATTGCCTTGAAACAAGGGCTCCACTTCGTTTGACATGAAATTGCTAAATTGCTTTCGTGTGCCGTTGCTCAATGAGCCTTGATTCACCATTCCCCGCAATGAATTTGTGGAGTTAATGAATTGCCCATCAGCGGAAACCGTCATTTTTGGCAGGATGCTATCGTAGGCATCACCCAATGATTTACGCGCAAACAATACTGCTTCGTTGCCTGTAACGCCTTCTGGTAGTTCTTTGCCAATGGTTGCAAGCGAGCGATTGATGGCGGCACGGTTCAAATCATCGCTTGCGCGGTTTCTTGCTGCTGTGATTGCATCGCCAACGATAGGCGCACTTTGTAGCTTTTCTTCTAACCTGTTAGCCCACCCACCGAGCGATTGCCCGATAGTTGGTTTAACGCCTTCGCTTTTCAACAAAGCAAGGTTTGCATTGGTAGAAGCATTAGGACTGATAACCCTTGCAAGCGCCCCAGTTACAGCAGGGACTGCCGCCCCCCCCGCCATGCCAGCGGCCACTTGTTTCAGTTTTTCGGATGTGTAGTCATCGCCTTCAGTAACAGGATTCATTAATGCCGAAACACCACCACCACCCGCGCCAAGTGCCATACGGCCCAACAATGTAGCCGCTTGTGGAGCCTTTGCAGCCAACGCAAGGTTTGCAGGGTTAACAATGTTTCCAAAAACACGCATACCATCAAAGCCAGATTCACCAGCGGATGCACGTTTAGCCTGATACTGCGCCTCTTGTTCGCGCACCTGTTGATCTACGCCACCCTCCGGTAGTTTGCCAACCAGCCCAGTTTTATCAGCAATCCAATTATTTAAACTGTTACCAGCCTTTACAACGCTGTCAGGCAGGATGCTGGTTAGAAACTGTGCGCTTCCATCGATTGGATCACGCAAGCCTTTGACAAACTTATCCGAAGTGGTTACGGGCTTTGCATCGCCAAACAGTTCGCTAGATAAGTCACGCCCACCAGGGGATACATCGCCAAACAGTTCGGCGGATAAATCGCGTCCTGCCATTATTGGCCTCCAATCGTGTAACCCTTTGCCTTCAGTGCTGCTGTGACTTGTGCTGTAGTTCTACCGCTAGACTTTGCAGTTACAACAATGTCATTAAGCGATACAGTTTTATCAGCAGGCTTATCAGTGGATTTGTCGCCCCACTCTCCAGTAGAGCCGCTAGTGCTCTTGTAACCATTCATGGATGCGTACTTTTCCATCAATGACTTAACCTCCCCAGCCGCAGCCAAGCGCTGAGAAACAGGGATGGATTTATCCCCCACACGTCCCGCCTGAACACGATAGTTCATTACGTCTTTGTCTGACTGTGGCCCTTCCATACGTGGTACGTTAGAAGTTAACCATCCTGATAGCGTTTCTAGCTGTGATGCAGTATCTGCGCCTTGGGTAGATTTGCCAAAGAAGTTGGCTGTTTTATCTACCAATTCACCGAAACCACTTGCGGTAGGCCCACTTTTCAGCAGTGTCGTGGCCCTATCAATTCCAGCCAGCATTTGTCCATACTTCTTGGAGTCAGCTTGGTTTGTTGAATCGCGTACAACGTCAGCCTTAGCAGTATCTACAGCACGGGCTTTATCTGCATCGCTTTGTGATACGCCAAACACTGGAGATTTGCCAGAACCTTGCAAGCGTTGAATTTCACGCTGAATACTAGGTATGTCAGGGTGGCCCTGTGGCAACTTTTCAATTTCAGACTGCATCATCCGTATAGATTCAGCGTTTGCTGTGTTTCTGTCACCACCGTTATAAGCTGGGCTTTGTACGTTTGACTGTGATCCATTCAAAGCCTGCACAGCTTGATTGCGGGGCATCATGCGCTGTGTACCGTCAGATTGCGGCACTTGCGTTAGATCGTATGCAGCCTTTCCAGCCTCCTGCGCTTGCGTAGCACCGCCAAGAATTTGAGCCTGTGAATTCAAGAATCCAGGAGAGACACCTACAACGCCATCATTTGAAGTAAATCCCTTTGTCGGGTCTGCAATGTATTCGCGCTTACCAGTAACAGGGTTGTCGTAATAAGAACCAGCTTTGCGCTCTATACCTTCTTTTGCATACTGATAGCCCTTGAGCAAGTCGGGCCCACCCATTGCATGGAGTGCAAGAATGTCATTCAGGCTTGCACCAGCAATACCACCGCCACCGATAGGAGTCGGGTCGCCGCCATTACGGTTAAAACCATTTGCGCCACCTGCATCGCTGTTTTGTTGTGCAGGCTGAGTAAGCCCACCACCGCCAAGAACCTTTTGCGTGAATGCCATCAAAGCGTTCTGCTTATCAATAGCTGCCTTGCGCTGATCAATCTCCGACTGATAGTTGTCCATTTGCGCTTTCATGAACTTATCTTTCATTTGCGCCTGCTTAAACTGATCCGCATAGCCAATCCCTTCAGCCATGCGTTGCCCGAAACCAGCACCGTCAGCACGTGGCCCAGCAGCGGCCAGCAGTCCCAGCCCCATCCTGAAACCGTCATCATTCATTACGTCGAGTAACCCCATATAGCCCCCTTATGCCAACAGTCCACGGATTTGCTTGGCAGAAACCTTGCCATCGTTGATTGCGTCCAATAGCCCTTTGCCTAATTTCGAAGCAGTAGCTTTTTTGATCACGTATTCGCCTTTTTGTGCGCTGATATACGCATCATCAGGATCACCATCAGTGCGTGGTGCAACTACTTTTGATTGGGTAATTTCTCCACCTTTGAAGTTGGAGCTGCCGCCGTCTGAATCTCCGAAACCACCTGACATTGCCCGAGTTGTTCCTTCGGTGCCCGTAGATTCACCGTCTTGAGACACCATTGCCGATACTGGTGGGCCGTATCGATCACCCATAGCCCCAACAGGTGGCCCATATTCTGAGCCAGTTGGATCAATGCCGTTTGCAATCATCCGTCGCTGTGCGCCAGCTTCGGGATTCACTAGGCTTGATAACAACCCACCTAACGAAGCCTTGGAAGCGTCTTGCAAGAATCCATCAATTGCGCCCCATGTCGGGCGTTGTTGGAAAAACTCCGCCTGTTGCGCTGGTGTCTTGGTTGACCAGTCGTTACCTGCGACTTCGGAGTTATACCCACCGTGGCGCATTACCGGCATTTGCTGCATTTGCATTGGGTACGGGTCTTTTGCTGCCACTGTCTCAGCGGTTTGTGGATCCATCATCGCGTTTAGGTCGAATGGTTGACCACCACCAGCAGAACCACCACCAGCAGAACCACCACCAGCAGAACCAGAACCCTGCGAAGGCAACCCTAGAGAAGTATGACTACCACCATTGCGGGAATAACTTGTATTCATCCCTCGGTTGGCAAAGTCCATCATAGAAGGGAAGAAGTTTTGCCGATTGCTTCGAATGTCGCTAAACAGGTTGCCGTACATTTCGTTTTGCAAGTCGCTAAACGGCTTTGCAGCGTATCTGTCTGCCAATGCGTTATTGCGCTCCAGATCACGGATCATGTATGGCTGCGCTGGTGCCCAAGGTGTGCGTGTTTGCGTTGCCGATTGTGTTTTGTCACCGGAGCCAGCGGCCCCAAGTACGCCACCAATAATTGGGATAATTGTCGATAAATCCATGATTGCTCCTTAACCAGTAATGTTTCTGTACAACTGCGAACCAATCAATGCACCACCAGCAGCACCAACGTACCGATTGCCCTGCATGTCCTGTGTACTGGTGGAAGTCCCACCCTGCCCGCCTGTGGCGTTGTTCATGTTGCTAAACTGACTCACATATCGCATTGGGGTATCTTGAATGTTTGTGGCATTCTGGATACCCGCCTGGGTCTGTGCAAATTGTTGTTGATTGACATTCAATCCAAAGTTAGCCCAATTCAATTGATTGCTGTTGTTGCTGTTGTTGATGTTTGCATCAAGGTTTGCATAACCCAAACCTAGATTGCCTTGACCCAATGTGAATTGGTTATTGATCTGCTGTTGTTGCAGATTTCGGTTCTGTTGGTTTGTCCAATCAGTGCCATAAAGATTGGACACTGCGCTTCCGATGTTGTTATTCAGGTCATAAAGCGAATTAGATTCAACTACACCCTGACGCGAGCCACCGAATCCACCCGCTGCCATTGCACCTGAGCGCATAGTAGGCAGTTGATTGCGGGTGTAGTTGTCTTGCATCTGGCGTGTAATGTTGTCCGCCATTTGCCCCAAATATGGATTGGAGCCACCACCACCGCCATACTCACCGCCACCGCCACCGCCAGCACCACCGCCCGTACCCCCGCCGCCTCCGGTAGGCACTGCGCCATTTGCAGATGCACCATTTTTTTGCAATCCAGCCAGATAGCTTGGGTCTTGCTTAAGCCGCCATTCATCAAATGACATAATCCCAGGCCCGGAATTCATGCCGACTTGTCCACGGTATTGCTGGTAACCAGAATACTCAGCGGGGTCTGTATAGATCATCCCCTCAGTGCCGCCACGCCCAGCGAGCTGCCTTGCTTTGTACAAGTCACCCCCCTTCAGCCCCATTTGATCCATCATTGCAATATCAGCACCAGCACGATTGCCATTTTGTGCGTACCACTGATTTACTTGATCCTGTGTAAGCGTTTGCCCATTGGATGCAACAAAACTTGTCGCACCATTTGGCAGGGAGTTTGAGTACAAAACACCATTTCCCCCATAAAACCCGTTTGCTGGTGTTAATCCAAGGTTATTAAACGTGCTGGCGCTTTGTCCTGTCGCTTGTGCTGCTTGATCTGCGTTCACTCCATACTGTTGCATGGCCTGCTGTATAGCAGCAGGGTTGTTAGCATTGTTTCGATAAAATTCCTGTATTTCTGCATTAGTTGGCATGATTTCTCCTTTAGCCTAAAAAGTGCCACGCGCCTGAGCGATAGCAGTAAACGCCAGCCCCGCTACCGGGATTCCACGTTGCGCCATCTGCTTTTGCGATAGTGCCTTCGCGGTATTTCTTGGGTGCTGCGTACAGCGTGTCCAAAGTGATAAACGGGTCTGCTGTATCCAATGCTTGAGCCAGTTTGTCTAACTCAAGGCGTAAAAAAACCGCTATTGAAGCGGCATCAGTGGGGACGTTTCCAGGGGTATATCTGGACATCAGAAAGCCCCAGCA